TATTCAAAGCCTGCACATCCACCACCCTTAATATCTAATCTCACATAACGAGTGCCTGCCTTATTTGCTATGTAAGATAATCGTTTGATTGCGTTTTCTGTTAGCTCTAGCATGGTTCTTTCGGTTTCAACATAACTATGTATAATATATCATATCCTCACAATTTGTCAAGCTAAAACTCCTTCTCTATGTTAATCGTTGCTTTTTGATCGGTATCTAATGACGCCGACACTTTGACACAGCCAGTTAATAACGTAAAAATTAGCACGAAAAAAATTCCTATATATAAAACCATAAAAGCCGCTCCCTTATATCTCTATGTTACTTACTACTTTTATAGATTAGAAAGCCCAGCCAGTTTTAATTGTGGTCAATAGGGTTACCGAACGTGTGATATTCATTCTGAGCTGTACGTGTGGTTGTACTTTGTGATGTTTCTTCTATCTTGCCAGCCACTAATGTGTATGTACCGCCTACCCTCATATTCAGGTTATTATTAGCAAACATATTAATATTACCATCTAATGCGGCCATGTTAATATCGCCCTTATCTACCTGTATGTTTACGTTAGCGTTAGGCCCTATCTGTATATCATAGTTGTTATCTGTTTGGCCATCTGCGTTTATTATTATCTTATGGCGGCCGCCTATTGTTAGGTCGGAGCTGCCCTTAATGTAGACCCTATTGTCCTTCTCGGTTATCGTGTGGGTTGAATCTTTGTTTACTTCATTCTTGGCCCCATCTGCGGTGATTTCTAATTCGGTGCCTGTATGATGATAAAGCAATATACGCTCCTTGTCAGGCGTGTCATCAAACTCTAATATGTGGCCCGATTCGCTCTCATATACATGGCCGTATGGGTACTGCGTGGCGTATGTATTTTCGGGTAGGGACCATATGTCGCCCTCGGATTGTTTAATGTCAACCGTATCAGAAAGCGGCAGTATGTTTGCACTAGGGATATTTGTATAGGAGGCCGCTCTAAATGTCTTACGAGCCTCTAGCGTAAGGCTCTGATTATCTGCGTCATTCCGTGCTAATCTGTTTACGTCATTTTCTGCGTGGCGTGGGTAGATACCATTAGGGTCTGAAAACCCTAGGCCCTCTGCCAGGTTCTGAGCGCCTGTCGTTGTAGGCTTGCCAGGCAATGCGCCGAGTATTACTGCGTCTTGTTTTGTATCTGCATCCCTAAAGAAGCCAATCACCCACGAGCCTTCAACAAGGCCGAGAGGCGTCTGGCCTATGCCACTTACTCCACTTGATGTAATAGGGAGTAGCGGGTGCGCCCAAGGTAGGTCTGTAGTAGGCAAGGCCTCCTTGTCCTCTGTATGATAGCCTAGACAACGAACACGAACACGGCCCAATTTAAGTGGGTCTTGCCTGTCTTCCACAACACCTGCGAACCAGATGAAGCCATCTCTGCCCATAAAATCTGTAGTACTCATTTATTTTTTCCCATAAATGACCGTATTTAAAGCGGTCACCTCCCTATATTTATCCGTATTTAAACAATCTGCGTAGGCGCCGCGGTGCGAAGCACTACTCTATGGCCATATCTATTAGACCATGATAACCAGTTACTTTTTGATTGTTTTCTCATATAACCCTTTGATATATCTTCTTTCATAGGTAAATGAGGTTCTTTTCTCATTAATAGCTCTGATTTCTTTGTGGTTCTATGTATCATTCCTATTGTCTTTCTTACATTGTTTGTATATTAATAATCTATGACCTCTCTAGTGGCCATACCCTTTAGCAAAAATTTTTTTCTAAACTCGCAATAAACTTTGAGCATTTACTTAATACCCTTAAAGAAGCTCTTAGCACTATTCAAGTTCTTTTTAAAAGCAACCATTGAGGATTGTACAAAGTTATTGACGTTACTAGATATTCTTTGTGCTATTCTGTCGTTTGCCATAGGGTGACCAGAACCTGATAGGTTGATACCACCTAGTGCAATCTTAGCCTTTTCTGCGATTTTCTCTACTACGGTCTTACGTTCTAATATCGTGCTGTTTATCTTCGCAAGGTGTTCATTCATCAAAACCCTATTGGAAGTACTATTTAAAACGTTATTTACCGCCTTATTAGCGGCATCCTTGATGGACATGTCACTACTATTCAAATCTACGCCTAATGACTTAGCAATGTCTTCTACGTTGCTTATCTGCGGTGACGGTATCTTGCCGTCTGTTTTGTTCTTTATAGGGGTTAATGTTGATATATCTACGCCTGACCCGATTACGTCAATAGGTTGTGATCTAAAGTGTGCTTGTGCTTTAAACGTGTCAGCGTTCGGCAAATCGTTGGCAAATACGTTTCTGACTACGGTTATGGCTGTAGTGTGTTTCTGGTCTATCATATCAATTTGATGGTGTAATTTAGATATTAGATAACGACCTGTAAGGAATGGGTCTATTACATCACTCCTCATCACTTTGCTATCTGTTGTCATCTCGCTAGCGTTATATGATGGCACTTCACACCATACTAGGTCACCTACGTTGTATGTAAAGTTACCTGGCAAGTCTATGTCCATAGAGAAGTAATCTCTCGTTGCTTCTGATAAATTTTGTTTTGCTGTCATTCTAGGATCATTTTCTGTACCATTGTCATTCAAGGCATGATTTGATCTTGTAGCAGGTACAACAAACACACGAGCAAAATAATCATCCATATACTTTCTATTGTCAGCATTTGACGCCTTGGTTAGTTTACTAGCATGTAGTCTATTGATCTGGTTTTTATTTGTACTACCATATGACTTATCATCTACGGTGTAATCATCATCAAATTCAGCAGGCCCAGGTGGCATGATACCTTGATATGTATTGCCAGCGCCAGTCGGTGCGTCTATGTGTAGTGCTTGTTCATAGTAGTTTGTATATGTTAATCTGCTCTTTGTATATTTTTTATCTATTAGGTCATGTGCAAAGGTCGTACTGCCAAACAAACCACGTCTTGTATTCTTCAACGTGTTATATGAGTCGTTAAATGAAAAGGCATATGGTTTTGTAATAGGACTTTCTGACTCTTGGTCAGGTGTGCCAAAGGCAGGGTTAAACGCTGACAATAGGTCTATAAAGGCAACAAATTGTCTGTTTTGTGTTGTATCAGCACTCTCTCTATACAATGACTCTAAACACCTAAAATGAAAACCTCTATTGTTTTCAAAGAACATGTAATCAGGTGTTTTGAAATTTATAGGCTCTGACATATACGTCATGTGCCTTACACCCTCAGCAGGTCTGCAATTAGGAAACGTGTATTTGTATGTGCCTAATGTAGGGTCAATGAATAGGTCTTTTTTAGAATTAAGCAAGGTCTTATCTGACTTGACAATCTTATCAACCATTTCTGCATATGAACCAGATAATGATTTTGATACACGTAATCGCTCATTTCGTATTGATTCGATTGATGTAAAAAATAGGGCAACAGCCTGTGTGTTTTGTGTAGTTCTTACTGATCGCTTTTCATATACTTGAAACCTATGATTTGTAGCGTTTATTTCTTCATCACCACCTGCGTCTATAGGATTTCTAAATTTAAACTCTAAAAACTCGTTACCTATAATAGGTAACTTATTTACTGCACCTATGCTGTCAAAGAACATAAGATTGCCTGATAGAAATGCTGAATCTAAATCTTGGTATATATTGACTACTGCTGTAAGACCTGATATTTCAATTTCAGAGCCACCGTAACTATACAACACAATCTCACCTGATCTAAAATCGCCAGGGAATCTGTTGTTCAAATCATCATATTTAGGCGCTGCCTTATCGGACATCTTATTTACCTATCAAGGCTTTAAATTCTTGTGTAATCAGTTCTAAAAATTCTGGTTTGATTAATTTAATCCTTGCCCTCTTATTTTGTTTACGTAACTCGTATTCATAGTTAGAAACAGACAATGCACCTGACACGGTGCTGTTTACTTCTATCATATGTGAGTCGTCAAATGAAGATGTAGGACCAGAGGATTGAGCAACCTCGTAATGATGTATGCCACCAGGTGTACCGTACTTGTCTGCTACGTAATCTTCAAATTGTTTTTGTGGTAAAGGCCAATCATAAAATCTATCTTTTACATTGTTGAACAATAATATAATCCAATAGTATCGTTGATCGCCATAAAACTGCTCTGATACTGACTCTGGTGTGTCTTCACCTTGTATGTCATATAGGTCAAATAAAGCAGCAGTTTCTTTTAGTCCTTCTTTAATCTGTACACGTCTTAATAGGTTAGTGACTAATTTGTAATCACCTTTACCTACGGCGTCATAATAGATTTTAGGAAAGTTTTCAAAATATGTTGCCATTACGTTCTAAATGCCTTAAATTGTGTTGTTTCATCTGATTGAGAAGCAGATAATCTTAATGCGTTGTATCGTTTTCTCTCCATTAGTTCTAGTTCTCTAAATTGTAGTGTAGCGTCTATTGATACAGGATCACCACTAGCGTGTGTGCTAAATTTATCTGAGCCATAGTCTATATCAACACCTGTACAAGCACACAATCCTATTTGATCTATGTATGGGTTGATTGATGTACCTTTCATAAATCTAATTACAAATTCATGTGGCACCTTGTAGGCTGCAATACTACTACCGTCACCGTATCTTTCAGGTAACATAGCGTCTTTGATACAATGTAATATGCTGTTAACCACATCTGATTCTTCTTTACTACGTGGTGTAAATTTAAATGTAAAACTAAAATTTCTGTAGTCTATGCCATTGAATATCATCTCTTGCATGGCTGCTGGGGCAATACCTGTTCTACGTTGTAAAGCAGCACCTGTACCTGCCATAAGACCACCAGTTGCAAATGAACCTACACCTGATACAGCCTTACCTGCTTGAGCAGCAATTGAACCTAAATCTGCACCAAAAAAGTTACCACTATTTACTGCGTCTTTTAGTTTTGCCATTGCACCTGTTATCATACCAACCTCTTCAGCACCATAATCTGCCTGCAAATTAAACTTTAATGTCTGTGGCATGTAAATAGCAATTGTATTTTTTATATTTCTAGCAGAACCTTTACCTGTAGGTATACCAAATGCTAAATTTTTAGTACCTTCACCAAAAAATCTGTTTGCACCATATACTACTTTGTCTAAATTATCTGCCCTCTTTGTTAATCCTCTATTACCTACACTTCTACTGCTACCACCATCTTCAGCAACACGTTCTATAATATCAAATAACATGTAATGCTCTTGGTCTTCGTGGCTGATAGGGTAAACAAAAAAGTTGTTTCTGCTTGTGTGACTTGCTGATGTATAATCAGCGTTTGAAGGATTGTATGATATGATACCTTGTTTACTTGCTATCGTGTTAAATGACGGCACGTTACGACCAGGCAATACGGTACCCTTGTTTTTCAGGCCGTTTATAAGTGTTGTTAGTGCTTTGAATGGTTTAAATGACATATTAATATTTATCTATGTTATCCTACGTTACTATAATCTGCAACGGTAGTATCTTGGTTTTTAGTACCTATATTTGTTGATCCATATTCAGTTTTGTTTGTTGTATTAGATGAGTCAACGTTGTTGTTTATAATTGTCGTGCCTGTAGTACCTTCGCCTATCGTTAATTTCTCAATACTATCTGCTTTTAATTCTTCTACTTTATCTAATTTTGTTTTTGATGTATTCTCTAAAAGACCTAAATCATCATGTTGTTCAGCAACAGCTGGTGCGTCTTTATCGCCTGCAAGAAACTTAGCAGTCTTCTTCTTATCTACAAGACCAAATGTTAGACCTGATAAGAACCCAGCAAAACCTGATGACGCTTTATCTCTAAATGTAAGTTCTTCGCCTTCTTCTTTGTCAAGTAAATCACCTGCTTCTGCAACACCTTTAGCAGCGTCAAATATACCCATCACAGCCGCAAGAGGTAAGAATACACGACCTGCAACTCTAGCAGCACCACCTGCTACTTTACCTGCTACCTTGGCACCTTTTTTAATATTGTTTTTTACAAGTGAACCTGTTTTTACTTTGTTCTTTTTTAAATCTTTGTCTGTCTGACCTGACCCAACTGCTGTTGTAGAACCTGTAACAACCTTTGGTGGTTTAGGATTAGTTTTTGATGGTGTTGTGCCTACAGGTCCTTTAGGTGTTTTAGGTGTCTTTGGCGGTAGACCTAACATACTTCTCATTGAACCTGCAAGTGTACTACCTAGTCCTGTAATTGCACCTGTAATAGTGCCACCTAAACCTGTTAAGGCTGCAAGTGGTAATAACAATGAGCCTATACCCTCAAAGAAGCCTTTGTCTTCTTCACTCTTGCCACCTAACAATTCGTTTGTAAGTTTAGACTCATCATAAATCTTTTCTAGTAAACCAGATGATAAATCAAATTGTTTATCTGACTCTCTTTCTTGTTCTACCTGTTCTTCGCTGTCGCCACCACCAGGTAAGAAATCACCCATGCCCATAGTTTTAGCAGTAGCTCTTTTTGCTATATCTTCTTTATCGCCTGTGCCACCTGTATCAGGTTGAGGTGCTGATGTATCGCCACCACCTGATTTTAAATCTCCTTTGGCTGTCTTTCTACGTAATTGTCGTTTCATCTGAAGGCCACGTGCTTCTGCTCTCTCCTCAGACTCTATCGCTCTTTCTATTTTCTTGCCTATGATAGGTACATTTGTAAGACCTACACGTTTAGCAAGTTTAAGAGGTTTTAATTCTTTTTTGAAATCTCTAAATGATAATGATAATCTAGTAGCAACACCTAAAATCTTCTTTAATTCTGCATTTGTTTTACCTACGGTCTCTTTGATGTATATAATTTCTTCATCATTGAGTACGCCTTTGTTATATAAGCCCTCAAATTCTTTTATACTCTTTTCTGTAGTAGCGGCCTGTGTCTTTGCCTCATCATAATCCATACCTTTTAATGCGTCAAGGTCGCTCACGGTATAGTCTATAACAAAGTTAACTATATCCTGTCGTATATTTGCCTTGTCAAGCTTCATCTGATTTTGATACCCAGCAGATCGTTCTAATTGTGCTTGATACTCCTGCAATGAGTCAGATATAGCAAACTTCGGATCAGATTCATCTTTCTTTTGTTGTTTTAGAATCGATTTAAAGTTTGCTGCTGAAGCCTTTTTAAAGATTGTAGATTGAGGTATTGCCATTATTCTTTATTCTTAACTTTTGATGGTTTACCATTTACATATATTGCAAACCAACCTGCACCAGCCCCTACAACTACTGACACTAACCCTGCCTGTGCGTTGTTAGGATTCTCTAGTGCCATAAACCAATTGATTACATCTAAAAATGCCCAACCATAAGCAAGCATTAATAGTCTTGGTACTAGTCTCCAGTTTGACATCAATTCAGGTATCTCTACCTCAATGAAATGCCATATTGATTTACAACCGTGTTTAAAACCTGCCCAACCTGTTGCGAGCCAATTTTTTAAAAAGTTCATATTATCTCCCTTGTTTTTGTTTCTCTCTAATTTTTTCGTTTTCTTCTCGTATATGCTGTACTAGAAGATCAACATATATTTCCCTCTCCCATGGTAACATCCCTTCTAGGTCACCTAATGAGTATTTATGGTATTGCATTAAAGCAAAGTTTGTCCTATAAAAACTCTCTAGGCTTTCATGTAAGAGGGTAACTGAAAAAAATCAGACGCCCCTTGTAATAACATCTCATGCTCTACACCTGATTTAGGATTCTTGTATTTGATTGTATGACTTATGATAGGCAACGTTTCAAAAAACTCTTTTAATTTTTTGAATTGTGGCATAGTCAAGTTATCAACAAACTGCTCTAATTCTTTTGGGTCAAGGTCTCTTGTTTCAAATACCTCGTCACCATTATAAATTTGAGCAATACAATCTCTCATCAAGTTGACCGATAAGTCTATGATAGTTTTCTTATCTGCTACCTCTAGTACGGTCGGCACTTTCATTATCACACCATAGTCTTTTGTAAAAGGTATATGTGTATTCACCTTTTTACTAAAGTCTGGTTTTACTTCTTCAACATTAAACTCATAATCTACAACCTGTGTTTCATCATCTGGACATTTTAGTCTTAATTGTATCGTTTCACCTATTGATTTTGATCTTATGTTTAACCATAACCATTCAAAATCATATACAGGTAACTTCGTTACATCAATGTCTGTCAGCACACACGTTTGAACCGTATTGATAAGAGTTTCAACCATCTCTTTCTCAACACCGTTTTCTACAGCCAATAATAAAATCTTTTCTTCTTTTACTAAAAATGGCCTATATTTAACCTTTGCACCGTCTGATAAAACCACTTCATGCTCAGGCGTCTTCATAAAATTAAGCATTATTTACTCCTTTAATATAATATATCACGTATAATTTTAGGGTCTGGTAGACCTTTCGGGAACACACGTCCTCCCGTTACTCGCCCAATGGGCAAATTTCTCCTTAATGTTTCATAGACTTGTCTACCTGCTCTACCTATCTCGTTACCTATACCGAAAGGTAAGTTATCTAAAAAGTTAGCCTGTATCGCTGTAGTGTTTTGTCTATATTCTAATCTGTTTCTTTTGTTTCTTCTATTCTCTACATCAAAACCTTGTCTTAAATAGTTCCATGCTGTTGTAGCATAGTTTCTGTATGTAAATGTTACACTTGTTTTTACTATTTGATTTTGAGCGTCATATGCCAAAGGTGTTGAAGCAATAGTTTTAGGCCATACTTCGTACATCTGTACCTGATATGATGAGAAGCCAGACGTGTTACCTAAACTCTTACGTATTGTCTCCCTATCTTTTACTGCGTCACCTGATGGTTCAAAATTAGCAAGGGCTGCTGTAAATGATTTTGTTAAAGGTGTAATCGTAATCATACATGGCGTAGCATAATCGTCATAGTAACCTACGTTATGTGTAATAGGATCAACTATAGAGTTTTGCCATGCCTCAAAATATAATCGTTCATCATAATTAACACCTGTGTAAAATTCTAATGTAACCTCTTCAAAGCTAACGTTCTTTGCTATTGCTCTTTTAGGACCATAGTATGTTTCATTTACATCATCTGTAATAGTTTTACCTGGTAATGATACGTTAGAGCAGAATAGATCCATTCTAAGCTGTAGATTGTCTTTTATTGCGCCTGCTAATCTAGCACTCTTTGTCATTCTAGCAGCAGCTTTCTTACTGCCTGTAGGATCAGCATAAACATAATCACGTGGTAATGCTTTACTTTGTGGTCCGTCAATCGTACATAGAAACTGCGTAGGTCTAGCCAACCCACCACTTTGTGTTAGTCCTGATCTAAATTCATTGAATACAGAATTGTAATTAGATGATACATTGTTATGTGAAAATCGTTTATTGGTTTCTGTTACACTAAATTGTGGTTTACTAGGTGGTATACCTAATCGTATATCCATGTCACCTATTCTTTTACCTATATTAATTAATGACATTAAATAAATCTCCTACTATCTGCATAAACTCTTCCTTCAGAAGCCTTTTTAAATCTTTGTACAGGTAGATAAATTGCTGTTGCAGCCTCGTCAGCATTTATTCTTAAAAAACCTGTCTGTACATATGCGTACAAATATTTCTTTATCGTTGGTTTTACTATTTTTATATTTTTTACATCATCATAGGCAACTTCAAATCTTGTATTCTTATCAAATCTTCTATCAGACGCTGTTGCCTGCATACGTTCTAATAGTCTAAATCTTAATAGAGGTGGTAGATAGTGAAAGTTCATACCCATAAACCCACCTGATATTGGCTCTAATGGCAACACTAATGGGAACACGTCATAATAAGGTAGAGTTTTTCTTAATTTAGGATTGTACCCAAACAAGTTCAATCTGCCTACGCTAGGACGACCATTTAGTTTGTTTTGTCTAAACAATTGTCTAGCAGTTGTACCACTCGCTATCTTATTTACTTGCGTTCTATACCAAGTAGCAGATTTCTGAGCGTCTCCTGCTCTTTGTTTGATTGTGTCAAATACACTTGCCATAGTACTATTTATGTTGATAATAAATAGATTCTATGAAGAAGTTGAAGAATATAGATAAACG